ACAGGAACTGCTGGAGTATCTGGCATTACTCATAATGCTGGTGCTTCAATTAAGCACGTACTTACCTCATCTGACTTAATCTTTTTCCGTAACTCTGCCTCACCCGTAACATCTTTAGGATTTAGCGGATCTACATCTGGTACTACCACAGTACAAGCAAGCGCGGTAGCTGGCACCAATACGCTAACCCTGCCTGCTACAACTAGCGATACCTTGGTAGGCAAAGCAACTACAGATACGCTGACTAACAAGACTTTAACTAGCCCAACAATTAACACAGCAACAATAGCGACTCCAACAATTACCGGTGGCACAAATACAGGCAGTGTCCTTGTATCACCAGAAGAGCGCACCACAGTATCTGCTACAGCAGCAACTGGAACCGTTAACTTTGATGCAGTAACTCAAGGAGTTCTGTATTACACAACTAACGCTTCTGCTAACTTTACGCTCAATGTTCGTGGTAACTCAAGCACTACTCTTAGTTCAATTCTTACTACAGGAGATGCAATTACCGTTGTATTCCTTAATACCAATGGGGCAACTCCTTACTATCCAACTGTTTATCAGATTGATGGTTCTGCTGTTACTCCAAAGTGGCAAGGTGGAACTGCACCAACTGGAGGCAATGCCTCAACCATTGATGCTTACTCATTAACAATTATTAAGACAGCATCAACCCCAACTTACACAGTACTTGCTAGCCAAACTAAGTTTGCATAAGGAGTAACAATGCCTGTATTAGGAACTAGAGCAGGAGCATCTGTTCGCGGCTATGGTTTAATGGCAGCAGCACCAGTATCAGTTGTTACTGGTGGAACTCTTTCATCTGATGCAACTTATTTTTATCGTACCTTTACAGCCAATGGAACACTTACTGTTGCAGGCATCCCACTTACTTGCGATGTTATGGTTGTTGCTGGTGGCGGTGGCGGTGGTGCAACTAGTCCTTCTGGCGGCGGTGGTGGTGGTGGTGCTGGTGGTTTTAGGTATTTGACATCACAATCTTTTGCTGTTTCTGCTGGCTATTCAGTAGTTGTAGGCGGCGGTGGTGGTAGTGGTGGCGCGGGGACTTCTTCAAGTATTTCAAGTATTTCTGCTTCTGGCGGTGGTCAAGGAGGCAATACTTCTGGTACTGCTGGTGGTTCTGGTGGTGGTACTGCTTCAGGAAGTGCAGGCGCTGGAAACTCTGGTGGATATACACCTGTAGAAGGTTTTGCTGGTGGTTCGGGTGGCGGTGATAATCGAAGCGGCGGTGGTGGTGGTGCAACAGCCACTGGAGGCAATGGAGATAGACCTGACCCATCTACAAGCGCGGCTGCTAACGGTGGCGCTGGTGGTACTGGTTCCAATACTTTATCTTCTTGGGCTTCAGCAACAAGCACTGGCGCATCAGGTTATTATGCAGGTGGTGGTGGTGGATTTGGTATTTCTATTGCTGGTTATGGTGGCGGTCCTGGCGGTGGTGGCGCTGGTGGCGGTGGAACAGGTTCATATTATTTTGATAACGACCCTGGTACTGGATATGTTGCAGGCACTAATGGCACTGCAAATACTGGTGGTGGTGGTGGTTCAGGAATCTTTACTGCAGGCAGCGGAAGATCTGGCGGATCTGGAATTGTTATCATTCGTTATTTGAAATCGGCGGTGTAGTTATGGCACATTGGGCTGAGATAGACGAAAATAATATTGTTCTTCGAGTAACTGTTGGTGACAACAACGAATCTGATGAAGGATACCAATGGTTATTAGATAACCTTGGTGGTACTTGGATTAAAACTTCTTACAATAATAACATCCGTGGAGTATTTGCAGGGGTTGGGTATTCATATAATTCTGATGAAGATATATTTGTAACACCACAACCTTATCCATCTTGGACTCGCAATGGTTCATTCTGGCAAGCACCAACCCCAATGCCTACTGATGGCAAACTTTACAACTGGGATGAAGACACAACCTCTTGGGTTGAAATTGCAGCACTGTCTGACTGAAGACATCTTTCCGCTAGCGCGGTCAATAGATGATGCGGTAGACGAGTCCGAATTACAAATATACTAAGGAGTAGCAATGGCTTATGGTTCTGATATTACAGAAGGAATCCCCTATGTACTTTCCAACCCTGCTGGAACTACTAACTACACTCAAACTGGAACATTTTACGACGTAGCCTTTTCAGGGCTACCATTCTTTGTTGCAGCTTCTGAGACACAACCGTATCGTCGAGTAACAGCGCAGTACCGCAAGCAACAGATTGACCAGACGCGTGAACCTGGTGAGCAGACGCTCACCGGTTGGTGGGTTAGATCTCAATCCTCGTTCCACTTAGGAGCGGGGATTAAGTATTTCGAGCCTATACAAGAAGAGTCTCTGCGCTTTCAGTACACAGAATCTAAAGGTATAGATGTTTGGACTAGAGGACAGGCAACTCTGCTAAATGACACTGCCAGTTTCTACTCAGGTGCTGCCCCTGCTCAGATGATCGGTGTCAATGATGGCACCAACGACTGCATTATTGTCAGCGATGGAACAGCGCTCAAAAAGATTACAACTGGTGGAACTTCAAGTACTTACACACAGACCGGTACAGCGTCTACAATCTACAGTGTTACTACTAACGGCAAGCAATACTTCTTTGTTAATGGTTCACACGTCCACCGAGGTAACCTTGCTGGAACTACTAGCGATACTGAAATTTATAACGCTTCTAGCACTACTCGTGCGACAATCCGCTATGTAAAGCAACGTCTTATTGCTGCTATCGGTCCTTCTATCTATGAATTAAATCCTAATCACGGTGGCGGTGCTTTACCTGCTGATTTGTTTACCCATCCTAACTCATCTTGGGTTTGGTCAAGTATCTCAGAAGGACCACAGGCTATCTACATCTCAGGCTATGATCCAAATGGAACTTCATCATCTGTCTTTAAGATTAGCCTTGATACTGCAAATTCAACTGCTTTAGGTTTCCCAGAGTTACTAACACCTACAGTAATTATTGATCTGCCAAGTGGTGAACGTATCAATGACTTTGATGTTTACCTTGGCACCTATGCAGTCCTTGCTACAAGTGCTGGTTTTAGAGTCGGCGTTGCTGACGCAACTGGAGATGTCCAATATGGACCGCTTCTCTTTAGAGATGCTGCCTGTACTGCTATTGCCTTTAGAGATAGTTATGCCTACATTGCAACCCTTGTAGATAGCGAAGCAGGTTTAGTTCGCGTTGACTTATCTACAACTGTTATCGCCAGCGCTCTGTATTTCCCTTGGGCTTGGGATCTTATTGCATCTGGTGCTGGAACAACTGCAACTCAGGTTGCCTTCTTTGGTAACTCAGACCGAGCAGCATTTGCTACAGGTAATACTATCTATGCAGAATCTACTAATCTAGTATCAACTGGATACCTGCGTACTGGTTATATCCGTTACAACACACTTGAAACTAAGATCTATAAACTGTTACAAGCTCGTATCAATACAACTAATGGTGGTATCGCTATCAGTTCTGTTGACTCAATAGATAACGAATATAACATTGGTACATTTGCACAAGGTACGGTTGTTCCTGAGATCAGCGTGAACTACCCAACTACTGCACAAGAGTATCTAGGTTTTAAGTTTACTATAACTAGATCAGCAACCGACGCTACTAAGGGGCCACTCTTTACTGGCTACCAGTTGAAGTCACTGCCAGCAGTACCGCGTCAGCGCCTGATCCAATACCCGGTCTTCTGCTATGACCACGAGAGTGACAAGTTCAGCAACGAAGTAGGCTATGAAGGATCTGCTTATGCACGTCTGTCTCAATTAGAATCCATTGAAAATGTTGGCGACACTATCCGTATCCAGGACTTTAGAACTGGTGAAGAATACCTAGGCATCATCGAAGAGATGGATTTTATGAACAAAACCCCAGAGGATAAAAGGTTCTCTGGTTTTGGCGGCACACTACTAGTAACGATTCGGACCATCTAATGCAAGCACAAGACTACGCAACGGTAGCAGTAGCAGTAATGACAATAGTTGGCGGATTCGCTGCTGCAGTCAGATGGCTAGTCAAGCACTACCTAAACGAACTTAAACCCAATGGTGGCAGCTCGATAAAGGACTCCGTTCAAAGACTTGAGGATCGTATTGACGATCTGTACAAACTGATAGCGGAGAAGTAATGATCCCGCTAGCAAAGAGAGCAACACCTGCTGCTATCGCAGTACTGCGCCAGGCAACAGCGCTACGGCCTAAGCGTAAGAAGGCAAGCGATGGACTATTGCCATCAGCAGCGCACGTAAAGCAGAACCCAAACTCTGACCATAACTCAGGATTTGCGGTAGACATTACGCACGATTCTGTCAATGGTGTTGATTGCACCATAGCATTTGAAAAACTTAAAGCAGATAAACGTGTGAAGTACCTGATATTTAATGGCAAAATCTGGTCACCTGATCGTGGCGGTGAAGGCAACCGCGACTATACCGGACCAAACAAGCACCACAAACATCTTCACATCTCGATCAAAGAGACGTGTGGCTATGACACCTCACCTTGGTTTCCTTGGCTTGGTGAGATCACAGTGGTAAACAAAGTAAAGGCAGCAGTTAGGCCATTACCTAAAAAGAAGGAGATAAAATGAATAAAGAGAAATTGACTGCTATCGCAGCAACGTATCTTCGTGCTGGTATTGCGGCAGTAATTGCCCTATGGCTTGCAGGAGTTACAGATCCAAAGGCTTTGGCAACAGCAGGTATCGCTGCCATCGCAGGTCCATTGCTAAAGGCAATAGATCCAAAGGCAACAGAGTTTGGTCGTGGTGCTAAGTAATTAGCCCATAAGCGCGAGGCAAACAGAAAGAGTGGCTCCTTCGGGAGCCGCTTTTTTTGTGCCTAAAATATGCCAGAGTTACTATCGTTATTTAAGTGCGTCTTTAATCGGTGGCAGTTAGCACAAAGAGTTTGCAGGTTAGCAGGGTCATTGTTCCAGCGGTCACCGTCTATGTGGTCTACGTCGAGCTGGCTTCTATGTTCAGGTATAAAGCCGCAGTGCAGGCAGGTGTCCTTCTTGTGGATGGCATACGGATACTGGTTCTTTTGGATGTTTCTTTTATAGACTGCTTTGCAGCGGTACTGACCAGCAGGAGTTGAGTTGTTTTTATCTCTAGTCTTTATCTTGGTTGGACCACAAACCGAGCAGATTGCTCTGCGAGTATCAGGATCTACTTCAGATAATTTGTGCTTCATCTTTATCTACCGGACAAGGCACGCGGATCAAATTGCCGCAACTGACGCAGGTAGCATCAAGGAAATACCAAACTAACTCGTAGTCATTAAAGGCCGCCATAACGCTAAATACCTGTGACCCACAAGGACATACGTGGACGGGTCCTAAGTCTCTTAAATCGCTGCCAAAAGGCTCAGGAAGGGTATCGTAGGGCGCCTTACGGCGCAGGAATTTAGGCATAACAAAGGGGTGGAACCGCATTGCCTGGCACGGCTCCTTCCTGTGGTCAGTCGCCTCTCGGCTACGCCTCGGCCCTGACAAGGGCCGCCTACTGTTATTCGCCTACGGCTCATATTGTACACAGACGCCTGCCAAATGTGTGTCTTGCGACACGCCGTGATATGCTCCGCTAATGACAACATTGGTAGGTATCCAAGGACCTGACTTCGTAGTACTCGCGGCAGATTCGCAGATAACCGATAACGATCAGCGCATCATTAGTACGCAGACTCCGAAAATTATTCACGTCGGAAAGTATATTCTCGGCGTTACTGGCGACTCACGCCCTGGCGATATCCTCACCTATAACTGGAAGCCTCCGGTGTACAAGGGCGGCAACCCCGTCGAATGGATGGGTAAAAAAATAATCCCAAGTATCCAAGCAGCCTTTAAGGATAATGGGTATGAGATGGATAAGGATGCGAGCTTCTGCTATCTACTTGCTTTTGATTCTATGCTGTTCTCGATAGGTCAAGACTTGTCATTTAACGCAAGTGAGCACGGTCTATTTACCGCAGGAAGTGGCGGTCCTTATGCACTCGGTTACCTTTATTCTTTGAAGCCACACTCGTACAAGAGCCTGCTAATGGCAAAGGTTGTAGCAGAAAGAGCAGTAAAGATCGCGTCGGTGCTAGACATCAACACTTGCCCACCAATACAGTTAGTTACTCAACAGAAAGGGTGGGAAGAATGATTGGATTCTTGTTCGGTTTGCTAATTGGTTTTGTCGGGGCATATGCTTTTGACTACTGGCTTACAAAGAAGGATGAGCGATGACATACGAAGAACTGCTAGCAGATATAGCAAGTCATAACTACAGAGAAAGTCGCACACCAGAGACTCCATATGCTGCACTACGTGCAGTAGTGGAATTGCATAAGCCATATAATGAAGATGATGCTCCATACAAAATTTCGATAGGCTGGTGTAAAGGTTGCACTATTCAGTACGATGAAGATGCATATGCTAGTCAAAGATTTCCTTGCCCAACCGTAGAGGCTATTGAGAAGGAACTCGCTTGAAGCACGTCGTAATGTTCTCAGGAGGTATCGGATCCTGGGCTGCGGCAAAGATGGTTGCTGCAACATTTGGAACAGATAATCTTTACTTAGTCTTTACCGATGTAAAGGGCAATACTGAGTCTCCACATATTGGAGAGGATGAAGATACCTATCGGTTTCTAGAGGACGCAGTAAAGAACATTGGTGGAACTTACATCTATATCAATGAAGGCAGGGATATTTGGGAAGTATTCAAGGATAAAAAGTTCCTTGGAAATTCTCGATTAGCCCATTGCTCTTTTGATTTGAAACAGAAACCTGCTAGAAAATGGCTTAATGAAAACTGTGATCCAAACGATACTATTGTTTATGTTGGTATTGACTGGACAGAAACTCATCGCTTGCCAGCAATCGTTAAGAACTACAAACCCTATAAAGCTGTTGCTCCATTAGCAGAACCTTATTATCATACAGAAGACAAAATGTATTACGATAAACAAGAGTTAATTGAATGGGCTGAGGCTGAAGGGCTAAAGACTCCACGCCTATACAGCCTAGGTTTTAGCCACAACAACTGCGGTGGTGGCTGTGTGCGTGCAGGGCAAGCACAGTTCAAGAAGTTGCTAGAGATTATGCCTGAACGCTTTGCTATGTGGGAAGCAAAAGAACAAGAAATTATTAAGCATATAGGCAAGGATGTATCCATACTTATGGATATGAAAGATGGGGTAAGAAGGTCATTGCCTTTGATAGAATTAAGGCGTAGAGTAGAAGACCAACCTCAGTTAATAGACAATGATGATCTAGGTGGATGTGGTTGTTTCTTTGAAGAAGACGAAAGGGGAGAAGAGTGAATCCAAAAGAATTATTATTAACAGTTCTGCACGAGAAAGATGCTAACAAGTCTCGTAGTAAGCAGACACAGGTGGGTCCATCAGAAATTGGTGGTTGCCGGCGCAAGGTTTGGTATCGTTTGAATGACCAACCAGAGACTAACTTTCAGTTAAAGAAACTAGCAGCCATTATGGGTACTGCTATCCACTCAGAGATTGAGAAGTCAATCGAGGCTATAGATCCTAATGGTGAAAAGTATTGGGTTGAAACTGAGGTTGAGTACGATGGTATTAAGGCTCATATTGATTTGTTTATTCCTGAGACTGGATCAGTTGTTGACTGGAAGACAGTAAAGGTAAAGAACCTTAGTTACTTCCCGTCAGCGCAACAGCGCTGGCAGGTACAGGTCTATGGCTATCTACTAGAGAAGTCTGGCAAGGCAAAAGTTAAAGATGTAAATCTTGTAGCCATTGCTCGTGATGGTGATGAATCCGATGTACGGATACATACAGAACCTTACGATGAGGTTATGGCGCTAGAGGCACTGCAATGGTTAAGCAATGTCAAGGCTTTGACAGAGGCACCAGCACCTGAAAAGGACGCTAACTTCTGTAAGAGTTACTGCCAGTACTACGACGCATCCGGTGAGATGGGTTGCGTAGGCATAATAAAAGAACGTATCGTCCTTAGTGAAGTCGTGATTGAGGACGCACAAGTTGACACACACGCATTGAAGTATCTACAGTTAGATGAAAGAATCAAAGAGCTGGAGAAAGAAAAGGATTCCTTGAAGTCATCCTTCGAGGGAACTACTGGCGTTACTGCTAGTGGTATTCAGATCAGTTGGACTTCCGTTAAAGGTCGTGAGACAGTTGACTCTGAACAAGTAGAAAAACTATTAGGTTTTATACCAAAGTTAATTGGTAAAGAATCTATTAGATTAAACATCAAACCAAGTGGAGGAAAGTAAATGGCTACAGAAGGAACAAAGTTCCAGGTTAACTACAAGTTAGCCGATGGAACGCTAATCAATCTATATGCAGCAACAGTTACAGAATTAGAATCAGGTCTTGCAGATCTTGCAATGAACGCACTTAACATCCGCGCTACTGGTAATGAACTATCAGGCGGATCAGCACCAGCACCAGTATCAGCACCAGCACCAACAGTTGCATCAGTTGCAGCAGCATTTAATGCAACACCAGTTGCAGCAGCACCTGCTGCAGATGGATCACAGTCTTGCCGTCACGGAGTGATGGCACTACGTACAGGTACATCAGCTCGTGGACCTTGGAAGGGCTATATGTGTGCGGCTCCAAAGGGTGCAACAGACAAGTGCGAGACCATCTGGATTAGATAGCCAATGCGCGATCCAGGGTTATATGAAAACCCTGCTTGCGCTACAGTCGGTGGCGATTTCTGGTTTCCAGAAAAGACATCTGACACGAGAGACATTGCAATAGCAAAGTCTATCTGCGGTAGTTGTATACACCGTACCGAGTGTGCAGAATGGGGAATAAACAAAGAACGCTTTGGAATTTGGGGCGGTCTAATTGAAAGTCAAAGGCGGTTGATCCGCCGACAAAGAAATATTACGTTGAGAGGGGAAGACGTTGCTTGACTTATCACGTGCTTGGAGTGGGGTGCTTACCAAAGCAACACCACTACCTGACGTGTGGCAGGCGCTGTCGGCTAAGCAGATTAAGTTCCGTCGAGGACAGGTCTGTATGGTAGCTGCAGCACCTAACGCTGGTAAGTCTATGTTTGCTCTCGTCTATGCGATGAAGGCAAATGTATCAACGCTTTTCTTCTCGGCAGATACAGATACCACAACTGTAATGATGAGAGCAGCATCCGTTGCATCCGGTCATTCACAGGTATCGGTGGAGTTAAACTTATCTAACGATAAGCACTACTACGATAAACACTTTGGAAAACTTAGCCATATTAAATGGGTCTTTGATTCGTCACCATCACTAGATGATATCGAGTTAGAGATCAGAGCATACGTAGAGTTGTACGGTCAGGCTCCTGAACTAATAGTTATAGATAACTTAATGAACGTAGCAGCAGAGACTGACAATGAGTGGGCTGGCTTGCGTGCGATAATGATGGAACTGCACGATATGGCACGTAAGACAGAAGCCTGCGTACTTGTACTGCACCACGTCAGTGAGCAGAGTGAGTATGGATCACCATCTACACCACCTGCTAGACGTGCTATTCACGGCAAGGTAAGTCAACTGCCAGCGTTGATCCTAACGCTTGGTTATGACCCATCAAACGGTGAGTTAAAGGTGGCTGCTGTTAAGAACCGCTTTGGGCCACACACTGCAGATGGCAAAGACTTTGCAACGCTGTTTGTAAACTATGCAGCCTGTCAGATATCAGATAAAAATGCTTGGGGTGTTATGCTAAGGAACGATGTAATAGCTGGATACCAAGGTAACTACGCAGAACAACCATAGATAGGAATTAGAATGAGTGATGTTGAAAGAGAAGTAGCCATACTTAAAGTTGACTTGGCTAACTTCTTCAATGCGATGATCCAATCCGGCATAGTCGAGATCGTCAAAGATGAAGAAGGTCAGATGGTTTATAAAACAAACAAGGTTGTATTGGTAGATGAGTCAGTACAACAAGACTAAAGGTTCTCAGTTTGAGACAGATGTAATGAGGTGGCTCCGTAAAATGGGAGCCGTTGCAGAGCGTCTGACTAAGGCTGGAGCAAAGGATGAGGGCGACATCGTTTCTGTTATCGCAGGGGAAACTTACATCCTTGAACTCAAGAA